AACATAAAGTGCTTTAAATCTGACTGCATCTGTGCCTGAATTGGCTGTCTGAGGGACTGGTGCCAAAATGTAAGGCAAAGCCGAAATGTGAGTTCGAGCGCCAACAGTCGTCCCAGCCGTGAGAGTTGCAACAAATACTGCCTGTTGTTGCCTTAGATAGTCAGACGCAGAACTAAGGTACAAGTTAATCTTGTAGCCGGTAGTAATTGTTCTTGCAATTGAGTAAATGTCCTCAATAATGCAGCCGTCAGCAGTTGTGCTGTCAACCACAATTGAAGCATTGTTTGTACCAGCGATGTCTACACCAGCATTTTGAGCGACAGTTGCGCCTGCAAGATCAACCACTTCGTGCAATACACGATCTACAAGAAGAGGTTGTTTGTTAGTAGAAGTTGAAGCCATTGTTATTTACCTTATGCGAGTTGATTGCGACGGCCACCACGGCCTGTGCTCATTCCTAAGCTATCGGAACTCCCTGAAAACAGGGAACTAGGATCACCCTTAGGCATGCTCTGAGTAGTGTTACCTTGCATTGACAAAGTATTCATAGAATTACCACTCAGCTCACCAGCCATTTGACCAGCCACAAGTGGACCACCATTAAGTACTTCTTCCATATTTGTTCCACCCATTCCCATAGGTGTAATTTGATATGAGGGAGTGGGATCGCCTGATGCTGCATACAACTTTTGAGCACGACTAACTGCTTCTTCAGAAATGCCTATGCCGTCTAGCCGAGGCAAAGTGTCATTTTTTGGCTGAGCAACAGTGTTATATGCTTCCGCATTCAAAATTCTTCCAGGAACATAAAATTGGTATTCTCCAGAATTATTGGAGAAGCCAGGTGTTCCTGTTTGGGCGTACTGATCAGGTGAAAAAACACCATCACCATAAGGCGACTGAGGATTTTTTGGATCTAATCTCCCAGGCTGGGGCATTCCACCACCCATTGATTCTCCAACTTGTGGATTGCCCAACATATTGCCTGGCCCTTGTGGCATTCCAGGCATTGGTAAATTATTCTGAAATACAGCTGTGGGATCAGCATCTCCCATTGCAATCCTGCGCTGACGCTTTAATTCATTAGCCATGATTAAACCCGATACATTTGTGAGCGGTCGTTAAGTCCCAGGTATTGATGCCCTTGAGCCATCATTTGAACTCGTTCAGCAGCTTGCTGACCTGCAATTTCAGAATCCATTTGTGGCTGCACTGTTTGGGAATATTGGCCAGCTAAATAGCCTGTTTGATTACGAGGCTCTTCAGTTACTTGATTACCTGCTGAATCTGTCAGCGGCTTAAAGTTCCCATAAGCACCATCCAGTGCATCACCTGTCATAATATTTACGTTCCCATATTGTGGATTACGTGAAGCTTTAGATGCTTGACCGGTGCCACCTATGTAGACCTGTTGCATACCAGACTGGAGGCCCCACATATAATCACCACCCATTCCAGCCTGAGCGATAGCTGCAGCTTTTTGGGATTCGTAATCAGTATTTCTACCGCGACCCATCGTAATTTTTTGAGTTGCCATAATTGTCTAATTATTCCTTTCCTTATTCTACAGTTAACGCCACATATTATTTAGCATGATTCGAGTACCTACCGCAGTATCTGCTGGGCCAGGTACTGCCATGATGAATTCTGAACCTGAACGATCAAACAGATAGCGCCTTACTTCAGGTCTACGGTAATTAGCAACGTATAATGTCTCAGCCAAACGATCTACTTCTCGTAGATAGATCTCTCTGAAAAACTCATCACCTTTAAGCGGATCTGATGTAGCAATAGTACGTTGGACATCACCAGCAATCTGCTCTAAACGACTGTAATTAGGTGAACCACTTGAGTCAGCTGGGAAGTACTCACTGTTGTCCCATGCTGTATCACACCTACGAATATGGTTAACAATTTGGTTATACCAGTACTCATCTGGGATGAGAGCCATTGCTTCTTCAAGTCGTGCTCTATCACCAGCTGGAATTTGAGCACCTGCATTAATCCCTAGGTGGAATCTTGCTTTTGATTTGAGTAGATCATCTAATTCCATCAGCCGATCAACCCCTGTTGTGAATAAGCGTCACGAAGCACAGCTTCTAGTCTTGCTTCGTCGCCTGGCATCAATCCACCTTGCGATTGAATCTTGGCTAGTAATGCTCCAGCAGGACCAGCTTCATCTGCCATTTGCTGTTGAGCAGCTGCACCAAGACCTCCACCTAGAAGTGCTCCGACAATTCCACCAGCCATACGCAGGCCAGGCTTAATTCTGCTGTTAGTGCCACGCAAATGTCCAACACCTCTGCCAACTACATGTGGCAAAGTTCCAGTTAGGGCACCCAGGGCAGCGCCACCACCAACGCCTACTGCCACCATATCGCTTAGACGTGGACCCTCTTCTGCTTCTTGTGCAGCTTGGGCCAAGAGTACTTGTTGAATACGTGGGTCCATTATCATTAAGCCTGTTTACTTATATTTTAACTAATAAAGATTAAGTCCTCATCAATTAGCTGCTCCCAATTAACACGTGGAATATTCTCCAACTGTTTAAGGTTTGCAAAACGCTCACCGCTCAATGACATGCGCAGCTCAACAATACGCTTGGCTGTGGCATAACCTACGCCTGGTAGACGTTTGGCAATCTGCTCTGCTGGTGCTGAATTCAAATTAAGGCGTGAGTCTTCAATAGGCACAACCGTTGTGGGTAACTGCTCTTCCGGCTCTAATGCGATTTGGGGAGCTGCGACTTTTGATAAACGACCTTTCTCACGGTCATAAGGTACAAGCTGTTCTAAATTTACGTAAGTAATTTGACCTCCTGCATCCCGAACCATTGCAAATTCTTTATCGTGCTTATTGATAAACTCGACAAGCTTACCTGTTTTCTGATCCTGAAATAAGTTACTCATTACTATACTTACTACACTCCAACATTATAGGCATATAAAAAAGAGGCCCCGTAGGACCTCTTGAAATTACTTGTTAAAAGTGATCAAGTACCTTGACCAGCTTCAACGGCGTAAGGGATGTTTACATCATCGTAGCTAGGAGCAGCAGCGGGGACGTAATAACAGACTTCAACAATAATTGCTGAAGGAGCATTACGACCTGCACCAGCGGTATCCTTCAGTTCTGCAGTAAATGCAGCTGAAGTTGTGATTTCAACGTTGGTTGCAGCTGAAGTACTGATTGCAGTACCGTCCACAATGTTCTTAAGTGCAGAAGACACACCGTCTTCTGGGAAGAACTTGTCAGTACCAGCGGTCAATGTTCCACTTGTAGGAGCATTAGAACCAAGGGTCTTGACGACGATGGTGTCAGAAGCAGCATTCGCTTTTACGCCAGGAGCGGAAATAGCGGTGCGATAAACAACAGCGTTTTTAGGGATAACCATAAGCTTATCCTTACGTGGCTTGTCATCCTGACGAAGGTCTGGAGACAGGATCTGAGGCTGGTAATCACCAGCATTCAGAACACCAGCAGTTGTAGTGACACTATCAGTATCAGGGTTAAGTACGACAGCACCGACGAGGCGGTAGAACTCAACACCGGGGAGGGCCACAACACCCTGATCGCGATATGCGTTCAGTTGTGTGACATAGTTACCTGGAAAAATTACAGTCATGATTAGTTAGCTCCTATCAATATACGAAAGAGTAACCAACCGTGATGAAATCCTTATTCAGGGTTTCAAAACCGGCGAACAGACTCCAGATCATGATGATGAATCGTGAGAAGTCATCATTGTTATTCAGAAGAATCTGAGCGTTATTACCACCGATGCCGACGCCTACAGCTTGAGGACCGAAGAAGATCAGCTGGCTAGCGCTGTAATCAGCGGCACTGCTGCTTTCGTCAGTAACCACAAGGTTATATGTAGTTTCGGGCAGGTTGGTGGACTCAAACCAACGGACACCCTCGAAGAGGAAGCCAGTAGGCATAACGGGTTGACCAGCAACAAAGCCGGCTTGTCCGTAAGCAGGACCCATTCCTTGGTAGAAATTTGCATTGGGTGCCTGGTTGGGCTGCATGGGGTTGATCATGCCTGTGCCGGGATAACGAGCAATCTCGCGGAAGTCGTTGTTTTGGCGCAGGTGCATCATTGCCGTGGGGTCCACGATGCAGCGGTAGTAACCGTCAGCGAAGGTAGGGACGTTGCGCTTACGCATGTCCTTAACGACTTCGAGAAGGTCAGTGGTGATATCAAACTTGGCTGCTTCACCAGCGGCGTAAGTAACACCAAGGGTGCCACCGGAACCACCTTTGGCTTTACCACCGGGAAGGTAGTAGCCGCCTTGCTCTTTAGATGCTTGACCAGCTGCTTCTGCTTTGAGAAGTTCGTTGGCAAACACGCGATCACGCCAACGGCGGTAATCATCCAAAAGCGTCAAGCTTCCGATCGACTGATGGAAGACATTGAGGTTGCCTGTATCAAGCAGCAGACGCTGGGCAGTGATCAGGGTTTCACGAGCAACTTTGAAAGTAGAGGGCTGTGCACTGTCGCGAGTATCGGCTGGGCCGGTGTACTCACGCAGGGTGACAAGCACCTTGTCCTTGACAATGTTGCGAGCTGAAGCGGTACCGAGGGTTTGATCGGCTGTACGCTCACGGGACTCCTTAGTACCAGGCTTACCCCAGAAGCGGTAACGATCAAGCTGTACGGTCTGGCCGGGTTGCTTTGAGAAATCGTGTACGACTACTGGCTCAACTGCCATCTCAATGATGTAAGCAGGATGAGGACGGTAAAGTTCTGCACCAAGAAGTTTGGGAAAGTCATTATCAATCCACATAGGATCGTAACTCCAAACTAATATTTATATAAGTGACTTCGACGTGTCACATATATAGATAGTAGTAAAAATTGTTAGACTATAAATTAGATACCCCAGTATGTTATGTTTAACTTTGTAGATACATCTGAATGGATACCAGTTCATACGCTTCCAGGCTTTGAAGCTTGTATTGAATACTTCATTAATAGACAAGGAGATGTTAAAAGCACTAAAGGTAGAGTTGAGCGTATTCTTAAACACAAG